TTTTTGATCTGAAAAGAATTTTTTTGTTATTTTATCACCGAGATACTTATCAATATTTGCAATAAAAAGTTTTAATGTTGCTCCTATATCATTTTCTACTACTTTATCAGGTTCTTCTTTAGCATCTTTTAATTTTTCATCTACTTCTTTTTCTGTGTCTTTATTTGATATATCTAATTTAGGAGTACTTGTAGTACTGTCTTTCGATGGTATAGGGTTATCTAATATATTAGTACCTAAACTTGTAAGTACAGTTGAACAATCAAAACCACCGTCTTCTCTCGTAGTAAATTCAAAATTCTTAATGATACCAACCATCATATCAAAATCACCATTTGCTTCTAAAATTTTATTTTTATAATCAGTATACGCGTCTGGTTTTATACCTTTTTGTCCAATAAAAGTAGGTATATTTAACAATGAACTTTTATCATACACCCATCCCCACTCTAATAAAACAGTTTTACCGTGGGCTAAAAAATGTGGCATTAATCTATCAATATCCTCAAAACTCCAACAAGTCCAAGAAACAGTTGCTTCTCTCAAAGCTCGAAGACCACCTCTAAATGCTACATCAATTGATTTTAAACCAGGCATCGGTCTTTTGAATTTGTTTTCAGTATTAGTAGTATCATCAAAAAAATCATAATCTTTAGGTTTTTTTATTACACGAGAACCATATATATCAAAATATCCACCTGCTATTGTTTCTGTACCTGGAACTCCAAATCCATCATAATCAGTTGTCCCGTATGTTAATTCACCACCCACTAAAATAACTGGATTCTCTAAACTAGACGCCATTCTTACAAATGTTGAACGTACAGCTAATTTACTATGTGCAAATGCACCATTTTTAACAACTTGACCAGGAAATTCTGTTCTGCCCAATACTTGTGTTTTTTCAAATAGTCGTTTTTGAATATTCGGAGCGATTGGAGTTAAATCAATCATAACTTTTATTTATTTAAATTATTAAATTTTTCTATTATGTTTACTATATTTGAGGGTATTCTAAGTATTTCACCAATAGTCAATGTAGGTTTACCTTTAACACCATTTGCTTTTGCTATTACCCACCAAAGAGTAGTATCTCCATAATAATTATATGCTAATGTATCTAATCTATCACCATCTTTAGCTCGTATAAATTTATCTTGGTTTTCAAGAGGTATTTCAGGATAATAAGTTGTTCCATAAACTCTTAATCCTGATTTATCTATTCTTGCTCGTGTTGTAGAATATCTTTTCATTTATTTATCAGGCCGCTGGGCCTCCTCCACCTGTACTACTGGCCGCGGGATCTGGTCCAGAATCACCCATTCCGAGAGCACCTAATATTTTATTTGCTGCTTCTGCCGCCATCGTATCAGGGTCAATTCCAAAAATACTTAACATATCTCCTCTATACTTTTCATCTCCAACCCAAGGTACTTCATAATGTTTCTGAGTAGAACTCGGTAATCTATCACCTATGTAAACAAATGTACAGCTTGCCTGAATATATTTAGGTAACTTTGCAAAAGTTGTTTCCCAAGTTCCTTCATCCATTACTGTATATGTTAAACCTGATATATAACCTGATGTATCAGCATACATTTGACCAAGTGTTAATTTACATATTGGAGCAATCATACCTTGACCTCCACCAGCTGCGGCAGCCCATGACGGATAAGTTAATCCTGCTAAGTAATTCATTTTTTCCCAAAGATGTATTAACTCTTCATCAGATTTAGGATAAATATCAAAAGTAAAACTTATCTCACGAGTTGTTCCCATATAAACATAAACATTATCAGGTCTACCAATGTATCTTTCTGAAGCATATTCTGGTGTAAATGTATCTGTTATTCCACTTACTAACGCTCTAAATACAATACTCTTTTTATTATGTACATCAAAAAATTTGAAAGGAACAAAATCTAAATCTTTATAACTTTTCCCTTTATATTCAGTTTCTCCATATGGAATTAAATTAACTCTATCTTTACCAACATCTGCAAATGCTTTGTTATCTATTTTTATACCAGTAAGTTTACTTAACGCTCCGTCTTGAATACCTAAAACTGTCTGAAAAGCCTCAGCCTTAGTTTTAACTTCTTTCGCTTTCTCTTCTAAATTTGGAAAGGTTTCTGTAACTTTACCTGCAATAGCGTTAGCAATACCAGTTGCTACTCCAGAAAGAACTCTTACTGCGGTTTCTTTTACAGTTGTAGCTAATGCCAAAACTGTTTTTGAGACAAACGATGCGATACTATCTAAGTATAATGCTATAGGTAATGCGGGATTGTATGCATAAATACTAACTTTTGTAACACCAGGTAAACTACCTAAAGATAATGGATTATATAATCTTGGGTCTTCAAATTTCTTTTTTAAATCTGCTGTTAAATCGTATCGTACATCAGTCCTAGTTTTATGAGCGTTCCTTCGTGTAAGTACAGCTTGTTTTGTTAAAAATCCAATACCTTTACTTGTAAGTAAAAATTTACCTGTTCTTTCATAACTACCAATAGCACTTCCAATATATTCATTCGGTTCTCTACCTAAAACTGCGCCACCCACATCATTTAACACTCCACCCGCAAAATTGATTACTTTCGCTACAATTGGATGTACAAATTTACTTGTTTGTAATTCATCAAGTCCCCAACGATCACCTATATCTTTTATAACATATGGTTGTTCAAAAATTGGATTATTTTGATAACTTAATCTTCCTTTACCTTTTCCTAATGCATAATATTCTGCAAGTGGAAATCTTCCAGTCAATGAAGATTCTTTAGTATGTAATGTTTCTATTGGTGAAGGGGTTTTTTCAGAATCTACTGTAAATGTTACATAAGGAGTCTTTGAATTAGGAATCCGCGGCAATCCATCATCTTTGGGTGGTATAGTTTTCATTTCTAATATACCAGCTAATATTGATTGTTCTGTTACTAATGGCATGTTATTGGTCACCTTTCCAAAGACCTAAAAATCCTGCTGATTTTCCAGTACTACCATCAATATTTTTCAAATGTTTAAGTTGTTGTTCTTGAAAAGATGCTCCAGATCCCGCTGCAGCTGCAGGTGCTCCTGCTGTATTATTTCTAACAAGTCTTGAAAGTTGTTCTACATTCACACCGACACTTTCTGCTAAAGCCTTTCTCTGTATAACATTCATTTTATTAAATTCAGCTTCACCACCAACTTGTCTTAATATTTCTTCCATCATACCTTTTTGATCACCAGCTAATGCTAATTGTCTAGCTCTATCAAGATTAATTTGTCTACCCAATAACATAGATGCTTCCATTTGTTTTTCAATAGAAGTTTCAAAGTCAAGTAATGATTCTGTTATACCCGCTACCGCGTTCATATTCAATCCTAATTTTCTAGCTGCAATTCCTGCTTGTACTAAATTATTACTACCATCTTTTGCAAATTGTGCAAAGAATTCAGCGTTCTCAGCGATATCTCTAAATACATCAGCTGGTGCAACTCCCGCTTGTTCTATAAGTTGTCTATTTGTTTCTATCTGAGCTAATAAGGCATCTCTACTAGCACTTGATACTGATTCCATAACTGAGAGTACTGATGTTAATTGGTCTGCAGTTTGACCACTTGCAGCTGCAATTTTAGCTAAATTAAAACTTAATGCTAAAGCTTCATCTGTAGTTGCTCCTAAATTGTCTCTCGCTGCTTTAAATGATTCTTTAAAATCTTCTGCTTCTAATCCTATAAATTTACCCGCAAGAGCCAGTCCTTTAAATGCAACATTTAATTTAACAGCCTCTACCGCTGAAACACCTAAATCTTTTCTCGTTTCAGCTATATTTTTTGCAATATCAAACCACATTTTAGCCAATACTACAACTATACCAATTATTATCCCAATTGGTCCTAACATAGTGTAAAAACTTCGAGCAGTAGCTTCAGCTCCTTTTGCAAAAGAAGTCATTCCGGGTGCTATATCTTCAATAGCGTCTCCTAATTCATCACTCCTTTTTGCCTGGTCTTCCAATGCTTCAACTTGTTCTTCGGATAAATCACGAATTCCAAGTTGGGCATCTTTATAATCAGCTGCAGCTTTATTTAGTACTTTAAATTTACCTGTAAGAGCTCCGAGTAAACTACCTTGAGCTTTTAAAGAATCTTCAGCTGCTTTACCTACATCTCCTGCTCGTCCAGAACGTTCGGCTTGAGCTTCTTTCATGAATCTACCGGTCAGCTTTGACCTAGCTTGTGCCATATTTTTCTCTGTTTATTTATTTAAAAGGCCACTCGCCTCTATTAAGTGCTTTTTTATCCGCTTTAGATAATGAACTTTTTTGAGTTTTAGATTTAACATGCTTATCTAATTCAGCACGAGATTTTTCTAAATCTTGTACAAGTTGAGCTATTTTGGGATCTTTTTTAGATAAAATTTTCAAAACTTTTGGTCTTAAACCAGTACCTATAGCTTTAAAAAGTGAAGTTACAAAATCTTCTACAATTCGTTCACCTACTTTTTTATATTTAGACATTAAAATCTCCAATTAAATTAAATGTTATAACTCAATAATAAATATCAAATATATAGAAAATTATTTTCGAAATGAAGTTTTATGCTTATTCATCTCTTTCTGTAACATATCAGCTTCTTTCTTATAAAAAGTCTGTAGTCGTTTGAGATAAAAAGTACGAAGATATATAGGTAAGTTATATGCATCACTAAAAGTAAATCCACCTTTAGAGTGCAATATTAATTGAAATATTTGTTCGTGGATTTCCGGTTTATACTCCGGCAGAAGGCCAAAAAAATCGTATGGTGACTGGGATTGTCACCTTATTCTCCTTTCCAGCTGTATCCACAACCGTTGTACTCATGTCAACATCTGGTGTAATTGATGATAAATATCGTCTAAACGCCAAGGAATCTCTCGATAGAAACTCATTATCCACAAAATTATTTATATATGATTTTTCAGATTTACTATCAACTGAAAGTATCATATGTTTTAATCGAGTAGTAAGTTCTGAACCTTGCCCTTTAGATACTTTCTCTCTTGCTTTTATTTCATCTGCTATATTTCTTTCATCTCCACCTGTTAATAATTTAAATACAATAGATCGTTTCGAAGTTGGTAAATCAAAAGTAAATTCATTTTGACCTTTAATAAACTGTGAAAAATCTAACTCTATAGGTTCAAGTGTTGACAAATCTACTAATTGTTCTTCACCGTCATAGGTAAATTCATAGTCTTTACCATAACCAAGTATTCTTGCTGCAACCATTATTGCGTTCTTATCACCAATCAACATATCATCAACATCAATTGATTTATCTACAATTAAAGATTGCAGTAATTTTTCAATAACAAGACCTTGTTGTATTAAATTCTGAGAAGTAAGAATATCTTCTTCTTTAGCGGTCATATACTTTACTTCTACTTTACCGCTTGATAGCGGATGACCATCAAAGTAGAAATATCCCTTAGACGGTAACTCTACCATCTCTGTAGGGAATTTATAAGCATCAGCCATAACTGACTCCTTTGTGATTAAATCTTAATAACCTAATAATACATATAACCTATTTAATTGAAATCAAATTTTTATTTCTTCTTGATTACTGCATCCCAAACAGGTTTCAGTACCATGTCAAAAATAACGTCGTCCTTCTTAGATGGACTAAGACGTACAACTTTTTCTATGGTATAAAATCCCAAAAGCAGCCATTCCCAATTTTGTGCTAGCCATTCACTCATTTTTATTCTCCATTAAAAATTTAAACTTGGGTGTTGTTCTATATGATGAATTTTACACAAAACAACTCCACTTACTTTACTATAAATATGATAATCCACTACTTTTTCTACTGGATTTTCATCTTTTACAAAACTTTTTAATATATCAGCAACCACTTAAAATAATACTTTAATCAATACTGGAGGATCGCGTAATCATACTTCAGCGTAAGAGTAATCTCTGCTGGATCGCTTGATGCATAATCTAAATCACCGAAATTAGCTTGTTCAATATAAGTACCTTTTAATACCCATTCTTCAACAACATCACCTACAGGACCCAACATATTAAAAGTAACGTCTTTTTTGTAAAAATCTGAATAACCATCTCTACCTGTTACTGATTCATGTGAAAGTCTTATCCATTCCATAACTGACTGTGCAGCTGATGGAACTACCGGATCATAAAGTGTAACATCAATCGGCTGCCATGCACCCTTACCTTTAATATAACGCTTTACATTAATGTGGTCTAAAATAATTTCTTCAAACTGAATACTAGGTCTATTCGCTGTTTTAATCAAATACGCTGGAACACCTTCAATATACATGATGAACCGATTCTTAGTCTTCGGTTCAAACGGTGTAAACATAATTTCTGAAGGATCTAATGTAGCCATTCTTTATTCTCCGTATAAAAATCTTTAATTCCTATTCATAAATAAATATCAATTAAACGAATTTTTAGTAATTTGCACAAAAAGAAAACCCCTCATATAGAGGGGCTTTCTTACGTTATACATCAGATTGTCTCTTATAAAGTAAACTTACTCAGGAAATGTGGCTCCTGTAGGTTGTACGACGAAATCAAGAACAATAAATTCGGCTGTTCTTGTCGGTTGGATAAATATCTGTCCAACTAACTGATTTCTATCTACAACATCTGGTGTGTTATTAGAATCATCCATGACAACTCTAAACGCACTTAAACCACTATTCTGTTGTACCTGCTCAAGATATGGATTCACAACATTCATAAAACGATTTCTCGTTGCAGATGAATTTTGTTCGAATACTAAGTATCTTGAAGTACTTGCGATGAATTTTCTCAATGCAATTAACAATCTACGAACATTGATTCTATCCAATGCTGAAGGTTTTGATTGTAGTGTTTTCTGTCCAAATACAACAACACCCTGTCCAGGGAATGATGCAATTGGATTGATTCTGTTTTCATACAAATCATCTCTTTCAGCATGAGTTAATCTTGTCTTCGCTTCTAATACAGTTGT